GTTGATCCTGATGTTGTGCCAACGTATCCTCGCCCATAACTACTAGCATCTCTGAAAACCGCGAGAACTTGTTGTTGCACCGGATCGTATGCACATCTGATGTAATCGGTTTGTTGATTATAAATTTGTGACGTTGAACTAAATGAAACAATATTAGTGCCACTGGTAATAGTACCAATTGCGCTGACACCTTTTGTCGTTCCGTTGTCGTAACTGACAACAATCACTTTATTCTGACTTTCATCAAAACAGCAATCTATTGCGCCACTTGTCTGAGTCATTACTTGGGTCTCAGTTCCAAAAGTTATAGTGCTTCCACTAACTGTTCCAATTTGTGCACGGGGATAACTCCCACTGAAGTAATAACAAACAAAAACTCTATCTACGTTGGTATCGTAAGTAACAGCTATTTGTTGTGGATAGTTTCCGCTGGCAACAAGACTCGCAGTTGTTCCAAATGCTTGACTTATTTGTGTTTCACTCACCGCTTCTATCTGTCCGTTTGACTTCAATACGATAGTTTGCCCAGTAGCAATATTACCAGAGGCTATGGCTGTAGCTTCTTTCGCACTGCCACCCGCAGGGAGTAAATCAGATAAATTTGTCATGTTTCAAATTCCAAGTTAATACTGGATGTGCTCAATGCCTTGCCAATTCTCAACCCTGTCGAAGTCGTTGAGATTGTTCCATCGTCTGCAACGTAATACACACTGTTTGGGGTCAGTCCTGAAAGTCCATTACTGGCTATACCGCCTTTCACGGTGACACTTCCCGATGCCGCATTTGAAATTGCAGCGTCAGCAATTCCTGTAAATCTTGATACATTGGTTGATTGTGGTGTGTAAAACTCTGTCTTACCGTAACCAGTGTAAGTTGGAGCAGTATAATTTACATAAAAAGACACAACTTTATTGATATTTCCGATTAAAGTTCCCCTTAGCACATATTTATAATCATTAGACGTTGACTCTTCGACAAAAGAAGATGCCCAACTTAGTACTCCAGTGCTTGCGTCCATAGCTGTAGAGTTGTTGTAAGCAATATTATAAGATGGAGATGGTTTTCTAACAGCAACGGTAACACTCTGTGATTCCGGATCATAAGTTGCTGCAAGTTGAGTTGCTGTTTGCGTTGGACTAACAGTCTGTGCTGTGATCCCATAGTAGACACCACTACGGATATCACCCGTAACGTATTTAACATTTTGAGTAGAGTAATCGGCATAAAAAGTAAGAAACATATTGCTTGGTGGGTAATAAAGAAAATCTACTCCAAAGGTATTGGTGGATAAATTACTTCCCCCATTGACATAAGAACTCCAACTTATTGTGTTTCCAGACACCGTACCGATCCAAACGCGACCATCATAGGGAGAGCTTTGGTTCACTGCGAAAGCGGCTAATTTGTTTTCCTGAGAATTATACGCAATGCGTGGTGAAAGAGGATAAAAACTGTTTTGAATTGTTTGCACGCCACCGGGAAACAAAATACTATTAGTTGACCCACCTGTAACATTTCCAACTATCGAATCATATCGTCCATTTCCTTGATTTCTCCACACAATAATTGGGTGATTTGAATTTGTATCGAAGACTATGTCAATTTGGTTTGTGTCACTACTTGAGAAAGCTGACGGTGCTCCAAATGTAATTGTTGGCGTACCTCCCGGTGTAGTAATTTCACCTACAAGTGCATATCCATATTGGTTGCTATCTTGTTTTTCATAACACAAAATTACTCTATCAGTTAATGTATCGTAGGCCATCGCGAAGTTACTAGCGAGGTCTGGAAGAGTTGTGGTTGCTCCTACCGTGTAAGTTGTTCCTGAGTTTGATGCTACGGTAGCATAACTTGCCGTTGCAGTATTGTTTGTATAAACGAATATGGTATAACCAGTGTCTGGGTCATAGAGCACGCCTGTCGAATCGTTTGCATAGTAAATATTCTGAGTAATAACATCTTGTGGCGTGCTTACAGCTTGAGCTGCCTCTGCTATCGGAGATACTGTGCCATCACTATTTATTGCTACCGCATCACCTTGCGAAATCGTACCGTTAGCCGTAAAACTTACATTTTTGCCACCGGCACCAGCAGGAAGTAAATCAGATAAATTACTCATTACAAATCCTTAATGTTTAAAGTCGTAGCTGATACTGCCGTGCCAATCAACACAGGTGTATAGGTTCCGGTGCTTGAATTAGTTATAGTTCCATCGCCCTGAACATACATAGTATCACCGGGCGTCATTCCACTTTGTGATTCGTTTATACCGCCAAGCAAACTTACGTTGCCACTGGCACCAGATGAAATAGCTTGTGATGTTATTCCTATTACATCGACATTGTTAGAAATTGCATAGTTATAAAGATAGGCTTGATTTTTATCAGTCGTACCAGCGTAATAGAAATTAATAATAAATTTTTGTGTGGTTGTATCGAAGGCGATATCAAAATCTCCATTTGATGCCGCCGTGGCAATATCGATGCTGGAAGAGCTATTATACAAATCATTGTTACTATCTATGTACATCGTCCAGTAAGCAGGTTTAATAACACTACCATCGTTGTAAGTATAAGCGTAAATAAATTCGTTGTTACCGTTTGATTTTATTGATCCCTCTGGATTACCACCACTCCATAAACTACCCAAGCTGTAAGGACCACTACTACCTTGGGCTAGAGTGGTTGAACTGTCAGCATAAACTCCAATCATAAAACCGACACCCGCTGCGTCTGTTACTAATCCGCATTTTTGAGTTTTGCTGTCATAGTCAATGGCTATACCATTAAAATAACCGTAGCTATAGAGGTTCCTCTGTGTTCCTATAGTTATGTTGCCAGATGTATCAAAACCAATAGTTATTGCATATACTGACGTTGAGTACCCACTATTGTATGCCGCTATGGCTACCTGTTGATTCGAATCATACGTTACATCGCACCCATAGTCAGTATAGCCCGGACCATTGCTAGTTGATATGTTAGTCTGACTAACCCAAGTGATTGTATTGTTACTATTTACCTTGGCAGATGCGGCCCTTAAATATCCATTACCAGAATTTTGCCTAAAAATAAAAAGCGTATGTTGAGCGTTTGGCATATAAACACAAGCTCTTGCTTTACAATCTATTCCCACACTTCTTAACTGTGCAGTCCCCCACGATGAACTATTTCTATTCCCACACTTCTTAACTGTGCAGTCCCCCACGATGAACTATTCGCCGCGGCATTTATAGATCCAACGTACCCATAATAATTTGATGAGTAACCCACAAACATTACCAACCTGTCTGCGCTGGCATCGTATGTTGCTCTAACTGCCCTGTACGAATAGTCCGTTGTAATTTGTTGTGGGGTTCCAAACGTAATTGATGATCCGCTAACTTCTCCTATGATTGCCTCTGGATAACCCGTGTTGTTATTTTGATAAATTATGGCAACGCGGTTTATATTGCTNACATAAATACATTGATTATATCGTGGTTGATCTGCATCAACGTTTATGTTGCTTGATATACCGGCTGACTGCACCGATATTGCTTCCACCTTACCGTCAGTTCGCAACCTCACCGTTTGCCCATTGGTTAACGTGCCTTGAGCCACAAATTCTACGTTATTCTGTCCACCGCCAGAGGGCAGTAGCTCTGACAGATTGCTCATTTTATACGCTCCATCCTATGGTTGCGTCGATGTAAGTCATCGTTATTTCGGCAAAGTTTTTATCGAAAACTAAATCACTTGCAGAACTCGCGATATTACTTCCATTTCTTGCTACGGTAAAAGTCGTAGTTGCTGCTGCACCTGTACCGTCTTTAATGATGACAAAATCACCTGCTGATGGACCCGCTGGTAATGTTATAGTGATAGACCCCGCACTAGCTACGAGAAACTGTCCAGACGTTGCATTTGTGTTGCCACTCACAATTGTTGGAGCGTCTATGCCACCTGCCGCGGATGTCCAATTACCTCCTACATTCTTTAAAACATTACCAACTGTTCCCGGAGCAACAAAGGTAGGAGCACCCGTGCCATTTCCAATTACAACGTTACCTGAAGTAAGTGGTGCGCTTTTTACAAGTTTTCCGGTAGTTCCATCAAAGGCTACGATGGCACCGTCCGTTGCTGATGCTGGCCCCGCAACATCGCCAGTGCTACCACCAGAAGATGCGATTTCTTTGACTACCCCCGACGAGTTTTTGAAAAACAGTTTCTCATCGGCAGTGTTGATAGCTAATTCACCGTCTACTAAGTCGCTAGCACTTGGTGTATTCGAAGATGTCGAACTTCGATATAGCTGAATAGGTGTAAAACCAGATTGTGGCATTATAGTCTCCTATTAATTGTATTATACATTAAAATGTTCCCCCTGAAATACCAGAAGTTGCAGTTAATGATGTGAACGTTCCAGCTGCTGGCGTTGATCCACCAATTACAGCATTGTCTATTGTTCCACCGGATATCGTAGGAGCAATGGGAGATGCCAACTTAGCAGTCGTTACGATGCCATCTGCTAGTTGTTGGGTTGTTAAAGGTATGTCGGTTGGTGCATTACCAATATAAGGGTTAGCCATTAAGTTATCTCCAAGATTGATAAAACAGCATCTATAGATGTAGCTGTATCTGATTTAACTTTAATCGAGTCATTAGGTTCCATGACAATTTTTTGATTACCGCCGATTGGTACGATTGCACCACCCGTAGGCACCGGAGCACTTTTGACTATGTAAGTATCGTTTGCTCCGTCATTCAAAGTAACGTCAATGTTGACTGTGGCCCCCGTTGTGTTGGCAACTGTCAAACCAATAACAGTTGTTTGAGTCGCTGCTGGAACGGTATACGACCCAACTGCCGTTAGAGACGTTCCTATATCCCTTGATAATTTTCTTTCAAAAGCATTTGCCATGTTTTCTCCTTACCCCAATGCAATTGCTAATGCAATAACATCGTCAGTTGTAACGCCTGCACCCGGTGCCGATGAAATCCAGTTTGTTCCGTCAGATGTAAGCACATTTCCATTGGCTCCGGGTGATGTAAGTCCAGTACCGCCATGTGCTGGAACA